GTCAGGCGCTTTGTGAGCGTCCCAGAGCAGGGTTAAACACGCTAGACCGCTAAGTGCCCATGCGCCTAATTTGATCGCTAAATAGGTCATTTTTTCTCCAATTGGTAGGGGGTTTGCCATGAGTCACCGATTGTGTCTTTAAACGCAATTTGTGCGTGTAGCACTTTGTCGGTCTTTGGGTCACGAAATATCTGCACAAGCACCATTTGACTGTTGTCTAGGTGCGTGGTGTAAACCTCGTAAACGTATGTTTTTGCGTCTGCCATTGCATCTCCTATCGCCGGTACTACGACCATAGGGCATCAGTGTGGCAATTCGGTGAATACCCTTTTAAACGCTTGCTGTATAAGGCTTGTAGGTTGCTTGACAAATGCTGGCGATACCTCAATGTGCAGCCAATCGCCACCCGGCGCGCCGTGTATTTCTGGTTTGCTGTACGACTTCCACGCTTGACGATCACAGCGCCAGCCTCGCCCAAATGCTTTAGGGAAATAGTCAAGCACGCACTCAACACCTAATTCGTTTGCGTTAGCAAGCACAGTGTTAATAAACGCAATAGCGCCTTTACGGTTTGCTAGTGGGTATTTTTCTGACGGCCTGTACGACAAATCAACGGCTCGACCAGTTGCATGAACACTCAAATTTGCAGAGCCGCGCATATCGCGTACACCCCAACTGCCGTTATTCCAGATTGCGCCGTTGCTGTATTTAATCGCCTGCCTAATCCACTCATCCATGCCGGGTATTGGGCCTGCAGCTGCACCGTCACTGTTACCTGTGTATGGCCGTGAGCCAACCACTTTAGGGTTTGCAGGGATAACGGTCATGGTGCTGTGATTGGCTCTGCTGGTTTGCGCTTAAGTCCGTTAGCGGCAACAAGTCCAGAGAGCGTGCCGGTCATAAACACTGTAAGTGTCGAGAGCAAGTCAATAAATTGTGCATCATTAGGTGATTGCTCTAATGGTTGGGTAACGAACAACAAGCCGTACACAAAGCCGATAACGGTGATTGCAAATGTCACGGCAATTGTGCAACCAACAAATACGATCATGCGCGCGTGTAGGTGTTCTATTTCTGATTTTTCTTTAGTCATTAGTTACCCTTTCGCATTGTGTGATTGTTGTACACCGTGTCATTGGGCCTGTTTTAGGCGCGTTTTGGCGTGTTGTTTCGCACGCGGTCAGGACAAGTGCAAGCATGACGCTAATCCGCAACAGGCGCAAATTCATTAGATGGCTTTGGTAGTGCAGCAATTTCGTCTGCTGTTAGTTCGCGTGTAACGGTTTCGCCTGTGATGGCATCGTGAAAAGTACCTAATAACGGTTCAGTGTTGCTCATATGTTAAGCCTTTCGGTATCCGTAAACAGTAATTGTTCCGCCAGTAATAGTTCCTGCGCTCGGCAAAAATTGAATGCCGTCATACGAAGTTGCGCTTTGATGCACCATCGAGTTCCAACGCACATAGTTGTTATCTGCGCTCATGTGTTGCGAGCGTGTGTATTGCGCTAAATAAGGGCTTTGCAATTGGAACACGCCAGCGTTAGTAGTTGATGTTGAAATAGACATTGCTTCGCCATTAGCGGCATTTAAGAATGAGGCATTAGACATGGCACCACTAGCCCCAGGCACAATATAAAAAGTATTGCCGTAGTAGGCAGTGCTTGATGGCGTTGAACCGCTTAACAATTTAAAGTTGATAGTGCCACCGTTACCGCTGTTGCTTGTAATTCCCGAGAAGCTAACCATGTAGTTGTCAAAGGTTGCGCTGAAACAGTTTGCAACGGTAACGCTAGAAACGCCTGTGCCAACAGTTGCGCTTGTTACATATACCAGACCGCTGTTAGCCAAATATGTGTTGGTATCTGCGCTGGTCAGCACCTCTGTAGTAAACGTTTTGACAGCCATAAGTTCTCCCTACTGTAGTAAATCTGTGCCGTTAATTGTGGACTTGTCAAGGATGAACCAAGCCGTGTAACGCGCTGATCCATCAACCGTCATTTGCCATTGACCCGGCACAATGCGATGCTCAATGCGGTTAATTAACTCTGTTTGGCTGATGCTGTTACCAGATGGTGGTTGTACTGTAAGCGTGTAACGATCCAGCAAATCAAGTTGCATCAACGTAGTCCAGTCAGCCGTTTGCGCTGTGACGCCAACCGATAGTGGTGAGATGTTGGTGAGCAACTGTCCGTTAACAGTTGCCTCATATGCGGCCAATGTAACCGCTTGAGCTTGTGTAGAAAGTTGTGTTTGTGTGTTCATGGCGTTTGTGCCATAAGCGGTAACGCTTGCTGTGTTTGTGGTTGATGTTTGGCCGCCGCCAGAAAACGTCACTGTAATGTCATTGCGGATTGCTTGAGCGTCATAGTTGATCTGTACAGACGGCTCAAATGGTATCGAGCCGGCAGCAAACGTGGCTTGACTGGTGTTGCTTGTTGTGTTTGTGTACACATAATTACGGTCTGTAAATTTGACTACACCAGCGCGTGTCACGAACAGATCGCCGTCCTCTGAATTGTTGACTAACTGCATTTCTGCTACAAGGTTGCTGTTTGGTGGTGATATTTGGCTAACCGATGCAACTGGTGACGCAGTAACGCTTTTTAGTGATGCGTCTAAAGACGTGTACGCTAGCAATCTTGTTATTCGTGCGGCAGACGTTTCAGCAACAGATGCCTGATTAAAATTGTAAAGATTTGTAATTTGTGCCGCAGACAAAACAGTATTAAAAACTGCTATTTCTTGTGCTTCTTGAACACCTGCTATAAACTCGCGCATTGGCAAAAGATTTGTTCCTGTAGCGGCTACTTGCGTGGCGGTCAAATTAGAACCGTTTACATATATCTGACATAGACCTGTTGCTTTTGTGTAAGTCGCAGTTACATACAATGGAGTTGGCAAACCAAAAGTCGGATTACTTGTTTGACAAGATGCGTAAGGGCCACCCGCTGGTCCGACTCGAACTTTAATATAGCCGACATCAAACGTGACCTCAAAAATACTTGCAGTCAAAGGCGATGACGATTGCAAGCCTCGATAACGCCAACCGTTATTAACATACAAACCATCACCTGAATTGCTAATCCAACCTGTCAGCGTCATGTCACCTGTTGTGCTAACAACAGATGTTGTGGTTGCTGTTTGAGTTGTTACTAAAGAAATACTGTTAAATGTTGATCCTTGCGCTAAAGATGCGGTGCTGTTTAACCTGCCGACAATAGGCAAAATAGTTCTACCGCCAATGTAATCTGTGATGCTGTTTGCTTCTTGCGTGTCGTTACAACGCCAATAGTGACTTGGTGACAAAGACACTGTGTAGTCGTACACATAATCTGGTAACAATTCGGCAGAGATTAAACTAATCGCATCAAAACACGACAACGTGGTGGTAGCAAACTTGCCTGCTTGATCCCATGCAGCTGGGAAACCATCCACAAACCCTCTGAACACGCTGTAAGTGACGCTGTTGCTTATGCCCTCAATTTTGATTTGGCGGCGTGGTAACAATTTGCCGTAGTAAGTGCCAGCGGTGTTAAACGGGTCAAATAGTCGAGAATTGTTATTTAAAACAACTTGGGCTGTGCCAATAAATGGGCTGTAATCGTCAGACCTGCCACGCGAAACATTGGCAGAATACACATATTCTGTAATGTCTGTCCATGTTGGTGACGCAACGTATGGGCCGTCATTAAACGCAATGCTTACTTTAGGTGTTGGCCAAGCCATAGTTACGCCAAAACGCTTGCCAGTGAGCCTGTGCGCGACTTGTAAGCGGTAAGCGCGTCAACAATGCCTTTACCGATTGCTACCGGATCACCTACACCAGTGTTAACGGTAATGTTTATGCCGCCACCCATTTGACCCATCCTCGATAATGGGATTACTGCCTCTGGGCCTGCCTCGCCGATCATCGCCAATGTTGGGCTGTTTACAATGCCACCTGTAGCCATTTTGGGTATAACTATTGGCTTGCTTGGGTTTGGCTTGTCATCAGAGTTAATAAAATTGCCAGCGCCTTTAAGGATGTTTGCTACTTGTCCGACAATTGGGAAAACAAGACCGCCAAGAAATCTTGCTGCAAGACCGCCAATCTTGTTAATTTTGTCCATTGCGTCTGCCAGTTTGTTAAAGGCAACAGCCATTGCAACAATTCCTGTGGCTGCTATAACAAACGGGTTTAACGACATTGCCACGTTTACTGCAACAATTGACGCGGCAACAGCACCAATGGCTGCAGCAATTTTAACAAACGCATCTGGGTTGTCTTGCGCCCAATCAGCAAACCTTTGCAAATATGGCAACCCTGCCTCAATAACTGGTATTAACGCCGCGCCGATTGACTCTTTAGTCTCGCCAATAGAGTTTTTAAGTATCTCCATTTTGCCTGCAGCGGTCTCTGCGTTTGCTGCCACAGCGCCACCAAACGTGCCGCCTAACACGGACATAACTTCGTCAAGGGTTGCACCCTCTTTAATCATCGTTGCCATCTCTGGCGACAACGTGCGCAATGCTTTAAAGTTGCCTTGATACGCTTTCGCCAATGCGTCAGCAACAGTTGTGCTGTCCATTTGCAGGCTTTGCGCAATGTCCATGACAAGGGTCATGTCTCTTGTAGCAACGTCAACATCTTTAGTGCCACGTACAAGCGCCTCTAACGCCTTGCGATATTCGGTGTCAGCAATACCTGACGCTCGACTCATTGCGCTGATCTGATCCTCTGTGGCTTTAACTTGTGCGTCTGATGCGTCAGTCACGTTTTGTAAGGTAAGCGCAAGTTGTGTTTGTTCGGCTTGATCTTCCATTGCTGCTTTGGTGGCACCTACAAGCGCCGCGCCCAACCCTGCTAGTGCAGCTGCAGCCGGCACAGCCGCTTTCTTAATTGCAAACTGGGCTTTTTCACCTGCAGTTTCTAGTTGCTTAAATTGCTTGATTGCTTTAGAAACGCCTTTGCCGTCAAACTCTGAAATAATTGGAATAGACAGCATTACATTGACCTACTTACTGTGCGCGCCGTATCCAAAATCATCTTTTCCATTTGCTTTTCAATGCCTCGCCTAGCCCTGTAAACGGCTGGCCCAATGAAACGTGTGCGACCAGCGCCAACAAAACCTAATTGGTTGCCAAGTTTGTTTGCGTTAGCACGACCAGCGGTTTCAAAGATCGCTGCCGCTGGGTCTTTTTGCTCAATCAGGATTACGCCTACCGCGTTGCGCCGGGTGTCAATGCGTAATTTCACACCGCTTTTGGCTTTGGCAACGCTAAACGGGAAATTCTTACGGCTACGGCCTTCTTGTG